GTCGTGTGCCGGAATCTGAATGACGATCGTGTGCTCCCGCGCTTCTCGCGGTACCTGCGGGATCACCTCGGCTGGACGTTGACCGCAGCGCCCGATTCCAGGGCAGACGTGGTGTACCTGAGCGGCTATTTCGAGGCTCAGTTGTGCAAGCCCTGGCCATCCGTGCCCGTCGCGTCGCTGTTCACCCACCGGGAGGAGGAGCCGCCGGGGAACGCGAAGGCCAGGCTGTTCGATGCGACGGCCAAGCGCGTGGACCTGCGGCTGGCGATGTGCCGGTTGTACGCCAAGCCGCTGAGCCGCTACGGGCCCACGATTCAGCCGCCGCTGCCGGTCGAGCGGGATAGATTTATCATTCCCCGGGGATTCCCATCGAAGGGAAAACCGGTCGTTGGTTTCAGCGGATACACCTACCGCAACCACCGCAAGGGCGAGGACCTGGTCAAGGCTGTGCTGGCCAGCAAGATCGGGAAACGGGTGGAGTGGCGGGCCTCTGGGCGCGGGTGGCCCGTGAAAACGGTGCGCTACGACTGGGCCGATATGCCGGCGTTCTATCAGTCTTTGGACGTGCTGGTGTGCCCCTCGCGGGTCGAGGGAGGGCCCATGCCGGTCTTAGAAGCGCTCTCCTGCGGTGTCCGGGTGGTGATTCCGCGAAATGTAGGCATTCTCGACGAACTCCCGGACACAGAAGGCCTCCACAGGTACGAACGGGGCGATGCCAAGGGTCTGGTGCGCGCGCTGGAGGCGGCGCTGTCTGGATCGTTCGACCGGGAGGAGCTGCGGGCGATCACGGCGGCGTACACGGTAGAGGCGTGGTGCGCAGCGCATGCGGCGATGGTGCCGCTGCTATTCGGCGATGGCAAGGTGGACGCGGGAATTACGGAGGAGGAGCCAGTGAGGCGAACACGCAGGCAGCCGGTCATCCAGGCGGTCGATCCGGTAGAGAAAGGCACAGGGAGCACGCGGGGCATCTACGTGGTGGCGTTCGGCGGTCCGGCCCGCAGGAGCGCCACGACGCTCCTGACCAGCATCAAGCAGCACATGCCGGACGTTCCGATCTGCCTGTGCGGGGCCAAGAAAATCGGGCTGGAGGACGTGTTCGTGAAACAGCCGGATAGCGACGTGGGGGGGCGCAGGGCCAAGCTGAGGGCGTACGAGTTGGCGCCAGCGGAGTGGACATCCGTCCTCTACCTGGATGCGGACACGGAGGTCAAGGCGCCGATCTACCAGTATTTCGAGTGGATCGAGGCCGGCTGGGAATTCGTGATCTGTAAAGATCCGCACCTGATGGACACGATGCACGCGTTTGAGCGGCGCAACAACAAGGTTGAGCTGGCGCAGATCAAGGAGGAGATCTCCACCCTCCACGCCCTGCAGATCAATGGAGGCGTGTGGGCGTTCCAGCACGATAACGCGCGCGTAGCGGCGTTTTTCCAGCGATGGCGGGAAAACTGGGAGGAACATGCCCAACGTGACCAGGGAGCGCTCCTGAGGGCGCTTTATGCCGATCCGTTGAAGGTTTTGTGGCTGGGCAACGAGTGGAACACGTTCGAGAAATACTGCCGGGGCCTGACGACGGCGGGACTGATGCACTATCCAGGCCGGGCGCGGCGCTGGAAGGGGATGATTCCAGGGCGGATCGACAGCGCGGAGGCGTGGGCGATGGTGCGTAAATTTGAGGGCAGGAAATGAAACGGCCGTACGTCGTTGATCTGATGGGCAGTACCATTTGGCTAGGCGACGTCGTTGCCGTCTATGATTATCTGGACGGCGATGGCTATAACAATGTACACCTCTTGCATCGAGGGACTGCGGGACCGATCAAGGAGGTGGTCGTTTGCGGGTTGGAGATCAATCGCGGAATCCCCGGGCAGTTGGATTGGATTGTTGATGGGTACGGCGAGAGGCATCCCGCAGCGCAATGCCTGCTTATCCTGGGAAAGCATTGTAACGTACCAATGTTCGGCTGGAGGGGGGAAATCATATGACCACCTTCACCTGGAACGGCCTGACGCTGGAGTACTTCGACCATCCCTACAACCATACGGCGCTGAATATGCGGTGTGTGGAGATTCCAATCGCCCGTTGGTTCCTGGAGCAGGCAGCGGAGGACGCGCGGGTCCTGGAGGTGGGGAACGTCCTCAGCCACTATCAAGCCGTGACCTGGCCGGTGGTGGATTTGTACGAGGCCGGGGCGATCAATGCGGACGTGATGGAGTGGGAGCCGGAGGAGCCGGTCGACCTGCTGATCAGCATATCGACGATCGAGCACGTCGGATTTGGCAGATACGCCAGGACGACGCCCCCAGTCCCTGCCTCTCAGATATTGGCGCGGCTAAGGTCGTTTTTATCACCTGGTGGCCGTGCGTTGATCACCGCGCCCACGGCGTACAATCCGGCAATCGATGAGGAGCTGCGGGCGGGGACGCTGGGCGCGGATGAGATGTGGTTCATGCGGGCGGAGTTCAATTGGACGCGAAACGAGTGGGTCGAATGCACGCTGGAAGAGGCGCTGGCGATGCCGGCCAGGGCGTGCGCAGGGCGCTGGAGCGGGGGGCTGGTGGTGTTGCAACTAAAACGTGAAACGTGATGGGTACAATACCGATAGAGAATGACGAAACCAAACATATCGCGCGGCCGGCGGTGATCGTGGCCTCGATCCGCAGCGGCGGGACGTTCCTGGCGCATTGTCTGAGCAATCATCCGCAGATTTTCTGCGATCGAGGAGAGAGCCTGCACCACACGAGCCTGTGGCATTCCCACCTGACGACGAACAGAGCCAAGGTGTTGTTCTGCCTGACGCACATGCACGGATACCAGGTGAGCATGGTCAAGCTGCTCTATCAGCAAGCGTTCCTGGTCGAGGTGTGGGACTATATCAGGGAGCTCCCTATTATTTGGCTGCGGCGGGAAAACACGATCCGCCAAGCGGTAAGCGTGATCCTGAACAAGATGGCGCGCCGGGGCAGAATCGAGCATCCGCAGCACACATTCGGCAAGGTGGATCCGGTCCGTGTGGAGCTGGAGCCCCAGCGGGTGTTGAACGCGGCGCGCAATCTGCTCGTGCACGATCGAAGGGCGAAAGAGCTCCTCGATTTGCTGAACACGTTGGAGCTGATCTATGAGGAGATCGTGGGGCCCGGGTCTACGTTGGCGGATGGAGTTGCGCGGCGCATTTGCGAGTTCCTGGGCGTACGCTCACCCCGATGTCCCCTGAGCTGCGATCTAACGCGAATTAACCCGCGGCCGCTGGAGGAGATGATACGGAATTGGGACGAGGTGCGGGCGGCGATCGAGGCGAGCGAGTTCGCGGCGTGCCTGGCAATGCAGAATGGAGAATAGAGAATGGACGACGAAAACAGGCTAGATTTCCTCAACCTGGGAGCTGGAAACAAGATCATTCAGGGCGCGGTCAATCACGACCTTCACAAACATCGGCCGGAGATCGACGTCGCGCACGATCTCGATTTTTTGCCCTGGCCATGGGCCGACGATTCTTTCGATCGGATCGCGGCGCTGGCGGTTTTCGAGCATCTGGACATCGACCTGGTGCTGGCGCTGAACCAGTGCCACCGCATACTGAGGCCCGGCGGCGAATTGGTGCTCAAGTTGCCGTTGTGGGACTCGGAGCGGGCGCATGACGATCCGACCCACCGGTGGTATTACACGCTGCGGTCACTGGACCAGTTTTGCCCGGAGACGAAGCGGGGTCGGCAGTACGGGTTCTACACTCCGCACAAGTGGGCATTCGTGAAGCGGCCCCGCGCCAACAAGGCCCGGACGTCTTTTTATGCCACATTACGGGCGCTTAACGGCGAACAAGAGGAGACTACGGGATGAGCGGATTGAACGGCTGTGGGATCCTGACGATGGGCAGGAACGTGAAGATCTCATCGAGGGCGCGGCGGCTGGGATTGCAGCTCCGGCAGGGGCGGAAATGGAAGCCGGGTTGGGAGCGGACGCTGTTCGTGAGCGGGGAGTATGAAGTCCCGTGGGACCTGCTACCGTCTGGATTTCATTTCCTCCAACGCTGGGACGCAGCGGCGCCACTGTGGCGCTACGGCGTGCTGGCCGAGGACGTGGGCACGCCGGGGGAACGGACACGGACGAAGAAAATGACACTCGATCTACGGATCCTGTTGTATGAGCCGGGATTGCTGTTCATCCGCAACAGCGAGGCCGGCCTGGCGCTGCTGGAGACGTGGCGGGCCGAGTGCCGCCGGGGCAGCGACGAACGGCTGGCATTTCTGCGGGCATTGCACATCGTCAAGCCGCGCTTCTGTGCGTTGCCACGCTCATGGCTGGCCGAGGAGGCACAGCGGGCGCAGCAGGATGCCAGGACGGACAAGAACGTGCGCGACACGCTCAAGCCGCTGGTGCGGGTGAAGATCGCGCCAGGGCGCTTCGTGAAGTGCCATAAGGGGGACGAGGAGAATGTGAAAGCGAGATTCGAGCGCCTGCAGCGGGGCAGAAAGCGGGAAGAGCCGGCGAAGAACAAGAAACGCAAGCCGGTTCAGGACAAGAAGAAGAAGCCAACGAAGGATAAGAGCGGTGGCTGATTTCTGCACCGTGGAGGACGTGGAGAACCTGCTCCAGATCGAGATCATCGATGCCGACAAGATCGCGTCGGTAGAGCGGGCGATCGGCGAGGCGACGCAGGCGATCCGCAACTACTGCCACCAGTACATCGAGCTGGTCACCGACGACGAGATCACGCTGGATTGTGCGGGCGGGTCGCGGTTGTTCCTGCCGGAGCTGCCAGTGATCAGCGTCTCCGAGGTCATCGAGGACGACGAGATCCTGACGGTCGACGACGATTACAAGCTGGGCCAGTATGGCATCCTTCACCGGGTGGACTGCGATTGGGAGGCGGGGATCCAGATCGTCACCATCACGTACACGCACGGGTATGCCGTGATCCCGGACGACGTCGTGGCGGTGGCCACCCGCGCGGCGGCCAGGGTGTACCAGGTCGGCCTGCGCAACGCCGACACGGATGGCGTGCCGGGTATCTCGGCCAAGAGCCTGGGGGATTACTCCGTGTCCTACGCCAGCGAATCCAGCGGGGGCGTGGGCGAGGGGCTGATGGGGGTCAGTGGGGCGCGGATGTTGTTGCTGAGTGAGAAGGACATTTTGGACCGGTATAGATATGTCAAGCAGTGATGCGTGAAACGTGAAACGTGAGGGGTGAGTTGTGACCGTGTTTGAGAGCTTGCTGAATAACACGTTCATCGTCGAACGGAGGAGCAGGACGGACGACGGTCAGGGCGGGTGGACGATCGAGTATAGCGTTTCCGGAACGGTGGAGGGGCGAATCCGGCCGGCGACGTCGAATGAGCGACTAGTGGCGGATGCGGAGCAACAGCAGATCACGCACGTGTTATACGTGGTTGCGGGCGCGGACGTCGCACGCGGGGGCCGGGTGACGTGCGGCGATTTGGTCGTGGAAGTGTTGGGGGTGCGGGAGCCCAGCGAGGCGGGACATCATTATGAGGTGGATTGCCTGGAGCGGCAAAGGGAGGAGGTCAGCTAGGGGGCTGGGAGCTATAACGCGATGCGACCCGGAAGGATTCACCGGGAGACCCCCACAGTCACCATCCTTCAGCGGGTAGGATGCCAAATGCCCGGAATATCCCTCTCGCGCACGAATCGCACCGCCAGCGCCATATAAAATATAGCACAATTGTACTAATATGTCAACGATTACGGAGTGGACGCAGCAGGAGGTCATCGAGGCGATCAAGGCTGACCTGGTGGCCAATATGGAGATCGCGGCGGGCGTGGTAGAGACGGACGCCCGCAAGCGGTTGCTCCGCATCCAGGAGCCGGATTTCGGGCGGGCCTACCGGCGCGTGCTCGCGCTGTATCGGCTGATCAGCCGGATCGTGGTCGGCAAGGACGTCGTCGAGGGCCAGATTGGGATCCCCGGGGGGGAAAAGGGCAGCGATTACGGATTCTGGATCGAGATCGGGAGTCACACCTACGCAGCGCAGCCATGGTTGAGGCCGGCGCTGGTGGCGCATCTCAAGGACGTCATACGTCTATTGGCTGGAGTGTAAGGCGCCGTCGGAATGGTCTTTGAGGAGTGATTATGCCAAACGAGTTGGATGAAAATCGCGCGAAGGTCGACCTGGCGCTCAAGCTGCTTGACTCGGAGACGGCGGATGCGATCATCGGATCGCCGCAGCCGGATGAGTATGGCACGCTGGTCCGGGGCGTAGAGGGCGCCTATCTGATGATGTGGATAATGGCCAAGGCAAATGGTCTGAAGACGACCAAAGCCACGCTGAAGATGGGCGCACAGATGGTGACCATCCTGCTGACCATCATCCACTACGCCTATGCACTCGGCCTGCGGCGGGGTAGGGGGGGATCCCCCTCTCCCCGGGGAGAGGGAGGAGGATAGGTGGGCGCGATCACGGCGGCGATTCACGACGTGCTGGCAGGTGACGCGACGCTGGCGGCGATGCTGACCACGTACGGCGGCGAGCCGGCGATATTCACGACCGACCCGGCGCCGGGGGATGCGACGTTGCCCTACATCGTGAGCGCCGGCGAGGTGGCACAGACGCCCTTCGACACGAAGACGACGCGGGGGCGTATGGTGATTCGCGACGTGCGGTGCTACACGGACGCCACGGGGAGCGCGGCGGCGGTGGAGGCGATCGCTGAGCGGGTGCGGGTGCTGCTACACCGGCAGACGATCGCGATCTCGGATTTCGAGTGTGTGGTGGCGGACTGCTCAGGGCCCATGGCGGCGGATGGGCAGGACGCATATGGCAGGATCGTCACCCTGACGATGACGATCGAGGAGGTTTAGAAAAATGGCTATGAACGGAAGTGACGTGCTGTTGTTGGTCAACACGGGCACGGCGGCGGTGCCAACGTACGAGGCCGTAGGGTCCCAGCGCGACGTGACGTTCGACGAGGCGTCGGAAGAGATCGACGTCTCATCGAAAGACAGCCGGGCGAAGCGTGTGTTGCCTGGCAGGTACTCCGCGACCCTGTCGCTGAATGCGCTGTACGTCTGGACCGACGACGGATACCGCTCGCTCCGCGACGCGATGCGCGACGGGGACCTGATCCTGGTCGCGCGCGAGGACGACGGCACGACCATCGAGACGGCGGACGCGCTGATCACGAGCTTGAGCGAGAGCTTCCCCGACCAGGGTGAGGGAACCATCAGTATCTCGATGACCATCGACGGCTTCTGGACGGAGCTGGAGAGCTGATGGGGGCGCGGGGCGAGGCGACGATCGAGGCCGACGGGCGCGAGGTGCGCGTGTTGTTCACCAATCGCGCGCTGGCCGAGATCGAGATGAAGCTCAAACAGTCGATCATCGCCGTGGCGCAGGGCCTGGCGGATGGCTCCTCCGGCATCACGGAGGCGGTTCACCTCCTCCGGACAGGGATGGAGGCTGCCCGGCGGGACGTACACGATGGAGGCACCGTCAGCCTGGCGGATGCGTTCCAGGTGCTCGATGACGCCGGATACACCAAGGTGGTCCTGGCCGTGAGCGAGGCGATCGCGGCTGTGCTTTCCTACGGCACCCCCGACGGAGGAGCCGAGCCAAAAAACCCGTAGACCGGCAGGAGCGGTTCGACTGGCACGCGCTCCTGCTGGAGGCGCTCAAGTGCGGCGTCGGGGTGGCCGAGTTCTGGTCGCTGACGCCGCGCGAGACGTACGTGGTGATTCAGGCAGCCCAATGGCGGATGGAACGGGAGCACAGGCGGGATATGTGGCTGGCATGGCACGTGGCGGCGCTGTCGCGGGCCAAGCGACTGCCGGCATTGAAGGGGCTGCTGGGCGCCGGTAAGGCGCGGGCGCTCACGGGTAAGGAGCTGAAGCGCAGGCGGGCCGAACACCAGGAGATCATGAAGAAGATCGACGTGAGCAAGATAACCGAGGCGAAGCGGCGTGGGCGTTGACACGACCCTGGGTCGCGCAAACGTAGCCGTTCGTGCGACGTTGGAGCAGCTCGACGGCGACCTGAGCGACGCGCGGGGCAAGGTAGATAGCGCGATCAGCCGGATTGTGGGTGGCGCCGGGAAGAGCTTCCAGGCGCTGGGCAGTGCCGCGCTGGGCGGCATCGGCGTGGCCACCGGGGCGGTGACGGGCCTCGGGGCGGCGCTGGGCAAGATCACCATGGACGCCGCGCCGGTCGAAGGCGTGAGCAAGGCGTTCAGTGGCCTGGCCGAGAGCGCCGGGCGCGGGACGGATGATATGCTCGCGGCGCTGAAGCGGGGCAGCGCAGGGATGGTCGCCAACCGCGATCTGATGATGACCTTCAACGAGGCTGCGCAACTCGTGTCGACTGATTTCGCGGTGCAGCTCCCTGATGCGATGCAATACCTGGGCAAGGTTTCGGCGGCGACCGGCTCAGATATGGGCTTCATGCTCGACAGCCTGGTGAAGGGCGTTGGGCGGCTGAGCCCAATGATCCTGGACAATCTGGGCATCCAGGTCGCCCAGTCGGAGGCGACGGAGCGGGCGGCGGAGATGTTCGGCGTCGAGGCCAGCGAGCTGGACAAAGCGCAGGTCCAGGCCGGCATGATGAACGTCGTGCTGGAGAAACTCGCGGCGAACACGGCCAGCATGCCGGACGTGACGGAAAGCGCGGCGGCGAAGATGGCGCGATTCAAGGCGACGGTGCAGGACACGAAGGACCAGGTTGGGCTGGCACTACTTCCGGTGCTCAACAACCTGATGGGCACCTTCGGGCACATCGCGGAATCGGTGCTCCCGCTCCTGACCGGGTTCATTGAGAGCACGCTGGCGCCGGCGCTGGAGACGGCGACGCTGTTCATCGACGAATTCGTCGCCGGCATCCTGGCGGGCAACGATCCTCTGACGGCCTTACAAGCCACGCTGAAGGAGTTCGGCTTGGCGGAGGTGGCCGAGCTGATCGGCACGGTAACCGCGAAGGTGCAGGAGCTGTGGACGGTCGTCCAGCCGTGGTTGGAGCAGGCGGCGGAATGGGTCGCCCGCAATGTGGAGCTCCAGGACGTGCTGATCGTGCTGGGGGCGGCGATCGCGTCGGTGGTGCTGCCCGCGCTGTGGAGCCTCGTGGCGGCGGCGGCGCCCGTGATCGCCGTCTTCGTGGCGGGGGTGGCCATTGTGGCCGCCCTGCGCCAGGCGTGGGAGACGGACTGGATGGGGATCCGCACGGCGCTGACGGACGCGTGGGAGAATTCCATCCGTCCGGCGCTGGAGACTTTGTGGGCGTGGCTCCAGGTGAACGTGCCGGCGGCGATCGAGACGCTGCGCACCTTCTGGGAGACCACGCTGTTGCCGGCGATCCAAACGGTGATGGCGTTCATCACCGGGACGGCGATCCCCACCTTCAATCGGATCGCTGATGTGGCGACGACCGTGGTCGGTGCGGCGGTCACAGCGCTGGCCACGCTGTGGAAGAATACGCTGAAGCCGGCACTCGAGACGGTATGGGCATTCATCCAGAACAATATCATGCCGCTGTTCGAGGCGCTGGCCAACCTGACGTCGGCTGTGGTCGGCGCGCAGGTCAGCGCGCTGGCGGGGATATTCCAAAATGTGCTCATGCCGGCGATGAGCGCAGTATGGGCATTCATCCGGGAGAAAATCATCCCGATTTTCACCGATGCGTCCGATGCTGCGCGGGACACGCTCGGCCCGGCGCTGGATTGGCTCTCCGGTCTGCTAGGGCCGCTGGAGGATGCGTTCAAGGGAATTAAGAGCGCGATTAAGAGCGTCGTTGATTGGATCAACAGATTGGCTGATAGGATCAGGAACCTCGACGTGCCGGATTGGATGCGGCCCGGAAGCCCAACCCCGCTGGAGCTGGGGCTGCGGGGCATCGCCGGTGCGATGTCGCAGTTGGCGCGGGTGCAGATCCCGCAGTTCTCGGCAGAGCTCCAACAGACATACGACGTCGAGGGCGGGACCGCGGGAGGGGGAGGGAATCAACAGATCGTGATCTACGGGCTGACCTTACAGGGGGTCCAGGACGTGGGGGGCTTGCTGGGCGAGTTACAGGCGCTGGCGGCGTGAAATGATCACCGACATTATCAGCTACGACGGAAACACATTCTCCCCCGACTACGAGGTGGGATTCGTGACCGCCTCGGAGCCGCGTCTGCCGCAGGCGACGGCGGAAACGCTGGAGCGGATCGGGGCGTGGCCGGTGATCGTGGCGTTGCAGCGCAAGCCGCAGCGGCTGGCGCTCCTGATCCGCATCGTGGGCAGCGACACGGACACGCTGCGCTCGCAACTATTCCGCTGGATGGATCCGGAGGACGAAACGCCTAAGGAGCTGGTCGCCGAGAACCACGACGGCGTGCAGATGTACGTCGAGGCGCTGTGCGAGGAGTTGCGCATCTACGGCGACCAGCGGCACGACACGGTCTTCGTGGCCACGTTGGTGGTCGACGGCGACGTGCGCTGGCGAGCATCGACGGAGACCTCCGACACGTGGAACATCACGGCCAGCGGACAGACGAACACGATCAACAACACCGGTGAGGATGAGGCGTACCCGGTGCTGGAGATCAAGCCGACGAACACCAAGACCGGCGGGTATGCATACAAACGCTACGCGCTGGTGACCTGGAATGCGATCAATCCGGGGAGCAACTATCCGGTCCGGCTGGGGCCGCTGGACACGGCGACGCTCGTCAGTGGTGGCAAGATGCAGGCGGACGGGGACGACCTGCGTGTGTTTGTCGATGGGGCCGAGATATCGCGCTATCTCGTCGACATCAACGACGCCAACACGTACATCTGGTTTAGCGCTGGCTATCAACAGACCCCGGACCTGGAGCTGGCGGCGTCGATCGCCGCGGCGGGGTCGATTGACACGATTCAGCTCGACGACGAGGATGAAATGCGTAAGCTCCCGGCGCGGGGATTCGTGCGCGTGGGGAGCGAAGTGTTCAGCTACACCAATCGCGATCTGGTCAATCTGCGCTTGACCGGGATCACGCGCGCGGTGTGGGGCACGTCGGCGGGCGCACACACAGCCGGCGACGCCTGCTACTGGATGCAGCACGAGGTGATCATCGCCTATGGCAACGCCTCGGCGGCGAACCCCCCGGCGGCGACCGAATCACAGCCGGTTTTTACGCTGGCCAGCAGCTCGAATACGAGCTGGTATTTTGAGAGCTTCGGACAGGAGCGTCCGTTGTCGGCCTGGGGGCTGCCGAACCCGAGCCGTCCAGGGACGTGGGCGCAATGGGGAAGCGTCACGCTGTGGGGCAACGGTGGGGTGTACACGGCAACGGAGCGGACCTTGGCCAGTCCATACGCAGTGGCCGGGGCGTGGCTATCGGCAGAGCACGGCAGCGCGTACGGATGGACGCTGTACAATCCCTGCGGCATCGTCAACGCGGCCTGGGCAGATGGGAAGAAGCGTGCCGCCGTCGTCACTGATTTCCAAGTTCGGCTGATGTACTGGGTGCGCAAAGACGCGTCGTGGACGTATCAGGCGACGCTAACGGATCCCTCCTCTCCCAACGTGTGGGAGGCCTGGTCGGAGTCGGCGGCGGGCTCGAACTGGGACGCCGCCGACACGCTCGCGATCGCGGCATACTTCTACGAACAAGACGTGGAAGTGGGCACGGTCACGGTGACGCTGAACTCCTCCGAGACACCCGACACGTCGATCGGCAGCGAAATCGGCAACTACACGCTGGACGTGACGATCACCAACACGACGACGGATGAGGCGATCACGGTCGAATTCGACATGCCGCTAAACGAAACGCTGGAGATCGACACGTACGAGCATACCGTAGTCTACAAGGCCGACGAATCGAATCAATTCCAGGCGCTCAGCCTGGACTCCGTCCGTCGGGCCTGGCTGAAGCTGCTGCCGGGCAACAACACGCTGCGCTACGACGACACGGGCACGGCGGGCGTGACGGTTACGACGACGTTCCGCAGGCGGTATTACTGATGCGCATCTTGCTGGGCGACCAGACGGGGCGCGTGCAGGCTGAGGTGGACAAAGGCAGCATCTCCAACGTCGTGTGGCGGCTTAACCAATCGGGCACGGCGACATTGCGCGTGAAGCGCGATAGCAGCGCGTTCCGCCGGGATCTGCTGGAGCCTGGAGCCCGGATCTACGTCGAACACGAAAATGGCCTGCCGGCGTGGGGTGGGGTTCTAGACCTGCCCCGCGGCTGGATGCCGGGATACCTGGAGACGCGAGCGTACACGATCGAGCGATTGCTCAAATTTCGAATTACGGCCAAGACGCGATCGTTCTATGGAGACGTGGTAGGCTCGATCTGGACGCAGATCCTGCGAGAGGCAGAGCAGCGGGCGGCGCTGGGACTTCGGATCGGGCAGATATGGCTGGGCGGGGCGGCGCATTATCCGCGCTACCATCTGCGAGACGCGGCCTGGGTGACGGATCAATCGGTGCGGAAGATGGAGACGTGCGACTACCGGATCGTGCCGTATCTGGCCAACAACCAGATTCTGTTTCGGTGCGAGCTGCACGAGCAACTCGGCGACGACCGGCGCGACCAGGTGGCGTTGATCGAGGGTGCGAACGTCAGCGAGGCCAAGCTGACAGAGCAAGGCGACATCGTGAATCGGGTCGCGGTGGTGGGCAGCGGGGCGACGTGGGGCGAGCGGCCGGTCGTGTGGGGAATCGAGGAGTTTAGCCGCCGGCGGTATGGACTGCGGGAGGCGGCGTTGACGCCCCAGGACGTTAGTCAGACGGCGACGTTGAACCGGTATGCGGACAACGAGATTCGGGAGCGGGCATACCCGCACAAAATAGCGACTCTACAGGTCGCGGACCGGAATCCCTCTTACTTCCGGGACTACGACGTGGGGGATACCGTGCAGGTAATCCTTCCGTCGTTCGATTTCGACGGGTACGACGCGCCGATGCGCATCACGGCGCGCGGGTATGACCCGGTTTCTGGTGTGTGCGAGCTGGTGTGCGACGAGCGATTCGAGTATGACCCGGTATTTTTGGGCGAGGATGATACCCAACCAGGGGGAGATGACTAATGCTGGATCGAGATAGCATCTACAACAACGTGCTCGACCGGATCGAACGATTGGAACAGCGGGTCGAGGACATGCGAGACGTGTCGCGACCGAGCGAGACGATCATCGTCGAGCAACCTGATTGGCAAGCGATCGCCGGGTGGGTGAGCACCGGCGCGGTGCTGCGGGACGTGACGGGGAAGATCATCCTGGATCCGTCGATCCCACGGATTCAGATCGGGGCAGACGGGTACATCGAGAGCGCCGATTTTGTCGCGGGCAACACGGGTTTCCAGATCAACGGCGGGACGGCGGAATTCAACGACATCGTGATCCGGGGCACGATCTACGCCACCGCCGGCGAGATCGCCGGCTGGACGATCGGCGCAGATAACCTGGCCAAGAACGATGCTGTACTGCACAGCGGTGGGTATTTGAGCCTGGGGACCGGCAACGATCTAGTGCGGCTGGACGCAGCGGACGCCGACTACCGGCTGTGGATCGGCCACGCCACCAAGGGATCTGCTCCCTTCCGCGTTGGCAAGGACGGCGAGATGTGGGCCACAGACGCGCACATCAGCGGGGAGATCAGCGCCACGACGGGAACCATCGGCGGGTGGACCATCACGGCATCGCAGATCAAGAGCGACGGCGACTTGATCATCCTGGACAAGGCGGGGACCATCGTAATAGGTGGTGCAGGCGGGTATCTGTCCTCAAATCCGTTCAGCTCCGGGATCCAGGGCTGGCGGATCACGCAGACGGAGGCGGAGTTCGGGAACATCGTGGCGCGCGGGGAGATCCGCACGGCGGTGTTCAAGTTCGACGAGGTGCACGCCCAGGCCGGCCAGCTCCTGGTGACGCCGAACGCAGCGAAGCTGGAGGAAGATCTCACGATCGCGGCGACGGGCGATTCGTTCGACGTCGGGGAGAGCGGGCGTTTCGCTGCCAACGACATCGTGCGGCTCAAGGACGGCACGAATGACGTGTGGCTGTCGGTAACGGCAGACAACGGGGACGGGACGTACGACTACGACCGGGAGAGCGGCGCGGCGGTCAGCACGGTGTTCCGGGCCGGGACGGCGGTCGTGGGGTATGGCGCCAGCGGCGAGGGCGGGGTGTTGCTGGACGCGGTGACGGCCAACGGACCGTTCCTCGACGTGTTCACGCATGCGGGCAGTCCCTGGACGACGCTCACGACCAAGGTTCGTCTCGGCAACCTGGCGGGGATCGTCGATGCCGATCTATCCCCTTCCGGCTACGGCCTCTACTGCGACAACGTGTTCCTCAAAGGCAAGTTGGCCTGGAGCAAGGGGGTCCTCGATTCGGACGGGATCACGCTCGACATCGACGAGGCATTCGACGAGGCGTGGATCAAGTTCGACGACGCCAACAACTACATTCGTGGTATCTCCGGCGGCGGCGTTGCGGTTCATTCGCTAGCTGACTGGATCGACATCCGCGCATGGGGGGATGACAGCAACGCGCGGTGCGTCCTGGCGCCGGATGCAACCGGCCATTACGCTATGTTGGCATACGTCAACACGGAGTCCGGGGATCCTGACACGCTCGGGTTTGCCAAGCTGCTCTACCAGGATTACACCACGGAAACGGCGGTCGTGGCGGCTGGATACCGACAGGTGCGGATGTACGCGTACAACGGATCGGTCTACGAGTGGATCGAGTTGCAGCCCGACGATAGCGAGGTATTCGTCAAGCTGGGGGACGCGGCGGGGTCCCACAAGTTCCGGGTCAAGGACAGCGCCGGCAACACGGTGTGGCAGGTGGATTCAGACGGAGTCGTTGAATGTGACGGGGACATATATCCAGATCAAGACGGGTGGGGCCTTTTCACCCGTATGTCGAATCGGATCGGAAGCACGACGTACACCGACCACTTCCGATCAGGCTCCATTCCGAGCGGGTATGCCTGGGACACGGGAGCGCTGTTCACAGGCACGCCGGGGACGTTGACCTACGACTACGCGGATTCGTATCTGCGGGCCGGTGTGGGGGCCGGTACGAAGGCATTCTTGCGGAAGGCCATCACCAATAATGGTTCGGCCTGGCAGAATAAGTCGTTTGACGCACGCGTGCGCTGTGCGTTGAACGGAGAGGTCGGTCTTCGATTCGACAACGGATCGGACGTATCTGCCGCCGAGAGAGCAGCCGAAGTTTATTTCGACGGCAGTGCGGGCGATGCCACTATCACGCTGAAATTCCGCTACAAGGATGCAACGGGGTGGCATACCGTGGCGTCCAACATCGTCGTCCCTGCGAGCGAATTCTACGTGATACGATTACTCTGCTACTACACCGGGGGCAACTACTACGCGTATGCCTATTTGATCGGAGAAGAAGGAACACAAATCAGCATCAACAACTTCAATGTGGCTATCACGTGGCCACCGTGCGCCGGGCGTGCCGGCGTTTTCGTCGCTAATCCAACCGGATCGGCGATGAATGCTGCGTATGTAGATTGGTTCTACAACCAGTTCGGGTAGAGATCAACATATAAACGGGCCAGGGTATGATACCCCGGCCCGTTTCGCTTACGCCGCTATTTGACCGCTTCTTTGAGCTTTGCAGACAGATCCCTCGACAGCGGAGAGGTTGGCCAATGCTCCCAGGCATTCGCGCTGGCTACCACAGCGGAAAAGTCGGCGTCTTCGAATTCCACTTTCGACTCGATCGTCGTATCTCCGATCACGATGGAGCCATCCTCGGGATTGAGCTGAAAGCCAACCTGCTCCTGCTCCTCCTCCTTGAGGCGTAGCGTCTCAATGATCCGTACGTACATCGGGATCTGGCTGAGGGGTGCCTGGTCGGGCAGGCAGCGGATGAGCATGACGCGCTCCCAGGCGTTAAGGCTCAGGGTCTTCAAGTTGTCCTCCTTCAATTCGTTCTATGTGCGCCCGTACGGCCTCCACGAATGTGTCTTCGCTCGCGGCCTCACCGGCGGCGAACTCACCTTCGAACGGCGTGAACAGGCCAGCGATCCAGCCATTATACCATACGCAGAAGCAGAAAGGAGCGAGCTCCACTTCCATCATTCCCTCTGGCTCCACGGTCACTTTTTCCTGATGACCGTTGACCGCGAGATACCAATGGTCATCGATGGCGATCTCCCACGCGCCGTCGAGCTCATTGATGTTTTCGACGCCATGGGCCTGGGAGAGTTCCAGGATGGGGTCCAGGATGGCTACCAGTTGTCTCTGTTCGCTTATCTGAGAACTCATCCGATGGGCTCCTTCTCTTCGGGCATCGCCTCGACCAGCGCCTCGGCCGCTTTGGAGAGCGCTTCGGGCATCGCCTCGACCAATGCTTTCGCCGCTTTGGAGAGGGCCTCGATCAGCGGTTTGATTTCCTGCGGGTAAATGCCGACTATGCCGCCGCCCTGGCGACAGAGCAGAGCACCTGAATAGGCCTCGCTGGTCCAGGCCTCGACGACTAGATCCTCCGACACTTGAATGTTGGTCAGGTATTGTGTAGGCACGTTTACCTCCATCGTTTGGTGGGAGAGGGGGCGATGTGCTCCCTCTCCCTGTGGTGAACGCGTACGCAGTGTTACCAGGGTTCGATGGGGACCTCCTTTCGTGGGGGTTGGGCGCCCCACTCGCGTCATACGTCGATCACGTCGCCGTTGCCGCTCCAGGCGGTGATGCGCTGAACGGCAGGCAGGGGCGGCAATTCGGTCACTTCTGCCTCGATGACCGGTTGCCGCATCGCCCGCGCGGTCGAAATCTTGACGTCGGCCACCTTATTGGCTGCATCGACCGCAGTGTCGATGCCTTTTTCCAGGCCGTGCACCATGCCGGCCGCGCCCCGGTCGCCCCAGCGACATCCGATGTAGAATGCGCCGGGGACGGCGACGAAGGCGACGAGCGCGACCGCCGCGAGGGCTCCGTGCTCGATCTGCGCCACGAGCCGCCAGAGTCCGTATGACAGGCCGGCAGCGATCAGCAACGCCACGAGGCCGGTGCACAGGAACATCGCCAGGCGCTGGCCGAACGTCAGCTCTACCGTCTTCTTCTTACCGTTACTTTTGCTCACTTGATCACCTCCGCTAACTCATTGTGGCGAACGTGTAGCCGCTGGCCACAAGACCGTCCGTGATGGCGCGGCCCAACTTCACCAGCCGGCGCCCACGTGTGCTCCCTACCTCGGCGCCGAACTCGGAGGCCACGCTCTTCAGCGTGCCGCGGCCCCCATCGCGCAGGGCGGTGATGATGGACGCCACGATCTCCTGTTCACTCCATTGCTCTGCGGTGTTTCCGGCGTGGCGTCCGTTGCCGCCGTCCATATCCTGGCCAATGTCGCACGGGTCGTAATCTGGCCAGGCGTCGAATCGCCATTGGCCAGCGCGACCGTTGGCGCGTTCGAGCGCGGCGTCAACGTCGGACTGGTCAACGAAGGCGCCCTGGACCCGGTGAACCTGACCGGGTCCAACCACGAAGCTGTCCCCGGCGCCCTGGAGTTTATCGGCCCTGGGGGAGTTGCCTCCGACGGCGACCCGCGAGGCCTCGTAGTCGGACACCAGGAATGCCTGTTTGCCGACGACATTGCGCTTCACAGAAGGATCGCCGAACATATCCACGCTGGGGTGCTGCGTGGACATCAGCAGATGGACGCGCGCGGCCCGGCCCTGGGCGGTCAGTTTCCGCAGCAGGCCGACGATCGCCGGGTCCTGCGTGTACTCCTGAAACTCATCGATCACGAGGACCAGCCGCCCGGCCTGCTCTCCCTGGTATCGGCGTTTCATCTCGACGCAGCACCAGGCCATCGCCCGGCGCACTTGGTCGAATTCGACCGCCACGGGACCGACGACGCCAGGCAGACGCGCCAGCGCCTGGAGAGATTCCCCATACTTTCCATCGATCAACACGATCGTGTTATCCTGGCGCTCGCTGAGCTGAAGGATGGCGTTTTGGAGCGCAACGCTCTTACCCGCGCCGGTCGTGCCCGCCATCAGATAGTGAGGTGTGCTATCGTCCAGGTGAGGGACGACGACGGCTCCGGTCTCGGACTTGCCGGCGATCCAGGCGTTAGGATCCTCCGGCTTGTGGGGGATCTCCCGCAGGCGGATGACCCGCTGGGCCAGGTTCTCTGGCCAGGCAGCTTCGATCCGCAAACAGCGGCCGTGCATGTAGCACTGTGGGTCGCCGGCGAAGTCCCAGGGGATTGCGCGGCGCAACTTCGCGCAATCATCGGCCGCGAGCGCTTTGCGGATTCGGCCCGCGTTCAGGCCGGCCAGGATCTCGATTGCGCCCGCTCTGGGGCCGCTGATGGTGATGCACTGCTCAACGATGGACGGCTTGCCGCGCGTCCATTGGCCGCGCCGGACAGATTCCATCACGTACAGCGCCAGTTGGTCAAGGTGCCGTTGGCGTGCCCGCTCCAGTGCCGTAGCTCGTTTCACGCTCATTCCTCTTACCTCCAACCCGCCTATGTTCCTGTTATGTAGCACCGCCGCGACGGCTCGCACATACCTGTGCAATTTTCAAGTTCGGCTTCCGCCAGGGCCTCGTCGGCCCGGCGGCGCATTGCCGGCTTGCGCGATTCGATCCAGGCCAGGCCGGCCTGGTATTCGGCTTCCCAGGCTGCGGGTGATATGACCTCGACCTGCACGTCGGCTTGCTGCCGGCTGAATCGATTTGCCGGCAGGGCTTGTGTTTGCTCGATTTGCACCGGTCCGGCTTGCTCAACCTGGTGCACCATCTGGCCCGGCTCAGTCCGTGCCAGAAAAGCGCCCGCCCGTCGTGCCAATTCCCTATGCTCCTGGTACATCTGGCCCAGGGTCGCCCCCAGGTCAAGCGCAGCCATCGCCCACGTTTCCCGTGTGGTTGCCAGTTTATCGCCCATCGCCGATCACCTCCCACTGTGCCCGCGCCTCTTGCTCCTGGTGCCACTGTGCCAGCATAGCGCCAATGACGGTCCACAATCGCCGGTTTTCCTGTAGAAGCGCTTCAATCAGGTTACGCGCTTCGGCTAGGTCCGCTTGACGTTGTGCCAGCGCCCGGCCGGCCGTGCCACGTCGGACGTGTGGCGGTCTGTCATCACGGTTCCATAGACAGGCCACGAAGGATGCCAGGAATAGGCCAAATACCGCCAGAAGCGCCACACACGCCAAAAGCTCAAGCATCGTTACCATCCTCCCCACTTGCGCCGGGTATCCGCGTATCGCTCCTCCGGCGTCATCTGTGCATATCGCCGCATATCGCGCGCCAGCGCCCGGATTAGTTCATCCTGCGCGGCGAATAGTTCATCAATGGCCGATGGTTCCCGCCGTCGCCGTTGCCGCCGGCGCTGTGGGCGTCCGTAAAATGAAACGTATGGTGAATTTTCGTCAAACATTATCTTATCCTCACTGACAGCGTGGGATTGCACTCCAGGTGCCGCCAACCCCGCCCATCGTTCACCCAGGCCATACGCGCGCGCTCTTGACCCGCCTTTTCGTCAAGCAACACCTCCGCTTCGCCGCACACGTAGCAGGTTACCACGTATGCCGGGATCGCTTCGCCGCGCTTGCCTCTTGGGGCGTACACTGGCGATTGACTCAACAGATAGTCGATTTGTCCTTGCGCGACTTCTGTCGCCTGTCCCTCAGTGGTGTACGGCCCGCGCTCCCATACCACTTTGCCCGCACGCTCGATCACCACATTGAATGTGCAATATGTACCCGGTACTAGATTCAGGCGGATTGTGTGATCTCGATAGGTGTACATCATACGTACATCATACCTCCAGATCTAGCGCCAACTGGCGCGCTCTTTCCCGCGCCTCTTGTGGTGTCATCCCCGGCCCGTCGCGCCGCACTCGATCTACGCGCGCCGTGAGGGATCGCGGAACCACGTACGTGATTGACTCCCCGTAGGTGAGTTCGGCCCACCGCCTGCGGTAGACAGGATGGTAGCATGGTACGTTGTCCATCCTGAATCCACAGGAGCATCCTTCTTCGCCGTGGTTGGCCGGGCATTCGAGGACCGGGCAGGAGCCGACACGAATTCTACGATTGTCGCTCATTGTATCTCTCCTCCCAGCCCTGGTCGGTCAGTCGCCGGCTTAGGGCCATAAAGACCGACACGAGGGTATCGGAGAATTCGGCGTCGTAGCGACCGTCATCGAGGATCGCAATCAGGTAGATGATCCATCCCGCCCGCTGCCTGGGTTCGGTCGCCAGGAGGGCGGCGGCCGCTGCGTCCATCGTGTCCTGTATGTCGGTGATCCTGAGCGCGTCCAGAAGGCGCGCGACATAGGCCATCTGGCGTTCGGGTTCAACGTCGCGAAGTGCTATTGCTGTCGTCTCGATCGTGTTCTGAATGTCGATTCTCTCTTGCTTGTCCATTTTGTACCTCTCTGGTATGATTGCTAATGGTGGCAGGTCTTGGTCCCTCCAAGTGGCGCCACCTGGCCCGGCGTAGGCTGCGCCGGGCTATTTTCTTGTGGGGGCCTGAACCTGCGAAAGCACGAGGTCCAGGCCCCCCTGGACTTCCTTCCTACGTAACCTCCCAGCCGGCGCCGTTCTTGTGGAGGCGTCCGGCCTCCTCCAGTTCAGCCTGGTAGGTGTATATGGTCTGCCGGCTGACGCCGATCACGTCGGCGGCCTCGGTCGGTCCGGCATCTGGATTGTCAAGGTAGAATGTCAAGAGAGTGTCCATCCGGGCGTCGCGCTTCGCCTTACGCGATTGTCGCGCGAGTGTCAGAGAATCCGTCAGATTCTCAGTTTTTGACGCTCGATTTGACATTCCGGCTGACGTCGCGGCGATTGCCGCTTGACGTTTTTCTTTACGCCTGGCTTGACGTTTTTCTTTACGTTCCTCGTACGCTATCTCGCTGCTGGTCTCACGGCTGGTCTCACGGCGAAATTGCGCCGCGCGCTCGGCGGTCATCACCGTCGACACGACCTGCGCCAGCGGGAACAGCATCGCGGCGTAGTGGATGGGGTCGGTCGCGGCTTTCGGGATCTCCAGGATGCCGATCAAGACGAAGTCGGAGGCGAAGTAGGTGACGGCCATCGCCAGGCCGAGAAGTTCGTTGGCGGGCGGGTCGCTCACGCGTTTGTTGGCGTTCCAGTCGCGCGCCTTCATCCAGGTGTTGACGACGGCCTGGCCGACCACCTCCAACGCGATGCTGGAGAGGAGGGCGGCGGTCGGGTCGAGGTCGAAGATCGCGCGGCAGCTCCTGGAGGTGAGGACGACGGTGGGGATGGTGGCGACCCACATTGCTGCACGGCAGAGAATGGCCAAGCCGAGGGCCTCGGCGGCGCCGGCGAGGCGATCGACGTGGACGACGTTTTTTGAGATTGTGTCGGTAAGGTTTTTGATGTTCATAAGTCCTCCTTAGAATCCAGGCATTACCATCTGGCAATGCGAATCCAGCCGCGGCAGGATGGTTTTATGCCAGTAGAATTTGGCCAACCGCCGCGTGTACGTTGAATACGTCTCTCCTGGTCTGTGCAAACATTCCTCCGGCCTGTCCATGTCCTTCTGCCCACGGCCCCAGTTCCATGCGTACGAATCCCACGACCGGATCAGCCAGGATACGCGGGGATCGTCCAAGGCCTGGACGTGCAGGCCGAATCCGTGATACACCACGCCTGGCAGTTGAGAGCCATAGAAGCGAATGACGGACCGGGCCTCTTTCGGGTTTCTGCTACAAATTGAGCCGATGCCCGCGTAATCGGGCAACAGGAGGCCCTCTTTGGCGCGTAGGGCTAAATCAAGACGCCGCTCATCCCGCGTGTTCCCTTGGAGCACGGGCAACCAAGGGAGGCGCGGGTCCGCTTCGTGACACGCGATCTCGTTAGAGATCGTGGCCTCGATCCGCTCGCGGTTGGTGGGATAGATGCCCCGATTCACCTCGCGCTCGCAGGCATAATCCATTGTGGCGCAGAAATCGAGCGGAACATCGCGCGATTCCTCGCGGATGAAGTCGGCGTATTGTTTCACGGTCCACGGGTAGCGACCCCAGCGTTTCGCGGCGGTAAAGCCGCCCGAATCGATGGCGATGGTGGCAACGTTACCAGGCGGGCGGCGCACGCGAAAGCGGGCGCGCTCGTCATCCCAATGTGCTGAGGCAACGAGCATGATGTGGCAGTCGTTGAGCAGGCGACCGCGGATGAGATCGCCAGGATGAACGGTAAAGTAGAAGCGGGTGGTCATCACAATATTCTCTCGTATCTCTGAAGGTGATCCCAAACCAGGAGCGGCACGTCGTCAACTGTGGTCAGTACCGCGCCTGGTTCTGTACTCTGCGTGACGCGCCACAACATTCTGCACAATGCCGGCAGTGATACTCCGGTCGGTTTTGATTCGAGGATCGCCATCATTCGCGCGACCTCATAGTGCCGTTGGCACATCGGCGGCTGGATGAATCCGAAGCCGACCGCGTCGTCGTCGCAGAACGTGCACCTGGTCATCCGGTTACCTTTCCCTTGTTGTGAAGGTATTCCATCAACTGTCTTCCAATGTACTCTGTGTACGCGGGTGGAATGGCTTGTGTGATCTCCTCCCAATCCATCCAATCTATGTCCATCGCATCGCGCGCCTCCTCCAGTGAGGAGGCGACGCGGGTCAGCCGGTGCTGTGGATAGCTGACCCGCCGGCCGTCCGGTCTGGAACCATAGACGCCAATGCTGTAGTCGTTCGAGTAATGAGAACACGGCGGTGCAAAGAGGAGTACAGAGCTTTCAAAGTGGCGATGGCGTGCGAGATGCTCAAGCCCCAGTGACGCTCCGCACAGTATTATCACTGTATTCAACGGGCTTCCCTGTACGTTCTCGATCACCCAGGGTTTTCCCGTGTCTATGAGTGCGCATCTGGTGGCGGCGATGAGATCGGGCGGATTGGGATTGCTGCGAATTCGGCCAAATCTGGAACGCGTGATCTTGCGCATTCCCGTATACCTCTGGCAAGGCGGACTGGCGTGTATCACTGAGTAGCGCGCGCTGTGCTCCGCGACGAATTCCAAAGCATCGGCCTGATGGAACTCGAACGGATAGTTCGGCTGGTCTTTGTGGTCCACACCGACGACCTCAAATCCGGCACGATGGTATCCCATCGCTGCGCCCCCGGCTCCGCAAAATAAGTCCAGCAGCAGTGGTCTCATCCCATCCTCTCCGTGTACCAGGCCAGCTTCTGGCCCAGATTCCGATGTGCGGTGGGGATGGTGGCCACTGCACCAAATGTGTTTGCGCGCTGCTGCAGGTAGCGCGCGTAGCGGTCGGTGACGTGAAGCTCGATCTGATCGCCGGCAACCAACCCGAATTTGGCCACCAGGTCGCGCACGATCCCGTAGGACCAGGAGCGGCGGGCGCGGGCCTTGGCCGGATGTGTGCCGGTCCAGACGATGTCGGGCTCGTCGACCGGGGGGAACAGGCCGATGGAATCCAGGCACAGGAGCCGATCGGGCTGCTGCTGAGCGCAGTAGGTGACTTGCTTGTCAAACAGGATCCGACCAGGTGACGAAGCGCCGTTTGGCACCTCGATGACGAAGAACCGTTTCTCCCCAGGCCCCGGACCATCTGCCTTTTTGAGCACCAGGGCGGTCTCGACGGCGATCATCGGGTAGTCGTCGATATTCTTGCTGTGGATGCGTCGCCAGCGACTCGGGATGGTCTTCCGATCGTGCGTCGCCACGATCTTAAAGCCATTGGCAGCGACCAAAGCGCGCGTGTCCTCGGTCACCGGAACGATTCGGCTTTTGCGGATCTTGTTCCCCAGGATCAAGATGAGTTTCCCACCCGGGCGCAGGATACGCCTGCACTCCCGGTAGACGCCGCGCATCGCATGCAGGTAGTCGTCGTAGATGTGGATGTTGCCGATCTGCGCTGGATGGTCCCCGTATGAGAGGCCTTTTGGCCCCATGTGGCGACCGTCGAGGTAGTTGGCCTGCTTTCTATTCCAGTTGCTGAATAGGTCGAAGTAGGGCGGCGAGGTGACGATGGCGTCCAGGCTGTCATCCGGGACCGGCAGGCGGCCGGCATCCCACTGGCAGGTCAGGATCGGCGATACAAACATATGCCGGGTGCGGATCCGGAGCGCATTTCGGTTTAGGAGCCGGGACCAGTAGCCTTCGACGTCGCCGGCCAGCGTTGGGTGCTGGTTCAGGGCGGCGAGGAGGATGGAGCCGGTGCCGGCCATCGGGTCGAGGACGGCGGATCCGGGGTCGGTGTGTTCGTTCAGGAGCCAGGCCAACCAGTTGAGGTTGAGCTTTGCCTTGTGTTCGAAGGTGCGTTCGGCGAAGCCGAGATAGCGACGCAGGTGGTGGTCGCGCGCGAAGGTCAAAGGCTCCTTGGGGCCCGGGCCCGGGTGGGAAACTTGGTTAAGCATTGTCGTTCTCCGAGATGGTCACTACGAGTATCTCTGCGTCGGCTGTTCCTGATATGAGCGATTGCAGGATCAAATAGTGCCGAAGGCTCTGGGCTAAGGTCGCTTCGATGGATGCGTGCTCCTCTGTATTCGCGAGCGCCTCCACGAGGACGTCGGCAGCTTCCTGCGGCGTTATGGTGATCGCCAGTTCACTCCTGATGATCATCACTGTTCTCCAGCTTCGACTGGATCCACGCGCGGGCCTCGTCCAGGGTTTCGATGATCTGGATGTCGGTGCTCAAATCGCCTGTCAATATGTTGACTGATTTTCCACTGAGCAATGCGATCTCAAGATCTTCATTCTCTTCATCGCTCAATAAAACATAAACCGAGCCCGGTACGGCGATTTTCCCCAGGTATTTCCACCGCTGTTCTCCTACGTATGCGTCAACTGTGATAACAGTCCACAGACCAGGCATCTTGAAATATGCCTGGACCCATTCACGCAGTTCGTGAGTCGGAAGCTCGCGAATTTCCTGCGGAAGGTTTCCACACATCATTCGTAGGTTGGGCAGTCGCTGGTTTGAGTAGATCTCATCGCCGCAAGTGGCGTAATGCGACCATTTGCCAGGCAGGTCGCCAGGAAGATCCAGCGAATCCGTGTGCGGAACAATGAAGAGCATATCAGCGTTTCTCCATTGAATCAGGTCATAGCGCGGGTCGGGGCTGTAGATCGCAGGTTGGCCGGCCTGCTCCAGGGCGACATCGATCGCATCGTTGACCTCCTGCTCGATCTCGTAGCGCAGATCATGCTGAGCGAGGAGGTAGTTTTCGACCTCGTCTAGCTCAGCGGTCACGCTTAAGCTATGCGAGACGTTGCAGTAGCCGGGAAGGCTCTGCGTGCGCTTGACGGTCACGGTCACTTGTTTCACGTCCATTTCACTCTCCTTGTTTTTCTATACTCGGTTCCTTCTCCAATACTCCTATCCATGCCATTTCTGGCGATGGAGAAAGCACGCCAACGTTTGCAGAGAGATTGATTACAACGTTGTATCGGTGTTGACTCATGATTCATCCTTTCTGAGCGTTGGCTATGGCTTTAATCTCAGCGATGGCCGCGGCGTTGTCGGCGGTGGCCAGGGCGGCGTCGGTGAGGCGTTGGGAGATGAGGACGATGTTCAGTCCGTTGGGCAGACATATCCCCCGATTACGTGCCGGCTATGCTTGCGGCCCATCCCACTCCTCACGTTTCATCCGCTCGTCGGCCTGGCTGGCGGCGACGCAGGCGGCGGTCACGATGCCGCCCAGCAGGCCTCCTACCAGCAATCCGACGATCAGGCCGATGATGAACATTGCTACCTCCGAATCTCGTTGGCGTCGTGGTCCAGGCACTCGCGCCGTTGTTGCGCGCGCGCAATGCAGTGCCGGGAGATGGAGCCGATGATCATCGGGGTCCCGCTGGCGGCGAAACAGGCCAGCGTCCAGATGACCGGCTCTAGGCCGACGATGAAGGCGGCTCCGGCCAGGGTGACGGCACAGCCCAGGGCGACGATCAGGCCCATGTAGCCGCGGTCGTGGCCCTGCCGTTCGAGCGATTCGACCCAGCGGTTGTAGAAGTAGCCAAAGACCGCGAGGGTCACAAATATGAGCAAGCAGTTTGAGCAGTTTAAGTGCATTTTGGTCTCTTTTTATATAGATCAAGATCACGTCTTTGAGTTTAGGAGTCTAAGAGTCTTTCATGTTATGCACCGTGCATATGCCCCATCTGCACCGTGCATATGCCCCATCTGCACCGTGCATATGCCCCATCTGCACCGTGCATATGCCCCATCTGCACCGTGCATATGCCTATTCCTCCTCCCTCAGCAGACTTGGAAGGCTCAATTGCTGCCATTGCTCAAACTCCAGCCGACAACGCTCGATCTCCCTGCCGTGCCTCTCCTGAAGCCGTTCGCTCAATTTGGCGATTTGGCCGGGCGTGAGCAACGGGAGCTTATCAAGGACCCTAAAATGGTAGATCGTATCCCGTCCGGTCCCAATAACCTGCGGCCAAACAATTCGCTCGTTTTCAAGGATCTCCAGGGCTCCCACTGTGCGTTTTCGGTGGTGCTTTTCCCCGTGTGCGTTACGGCCCAGGATCTTGTACCTGTTGCCCTTGGCTACCATATCAGCGAGGGTGTATATGCTGGGCCAGTGCGGTCGTCCTTTCTCTGCCCAGGCTGCGGGGAACGACCGCAGGGTATTCCATAGGCAGAATGCGACGCCAGTGTTAATGGCGCCAGTCTCTCGCTCGCGGGCGGCCAAGTACGGCTGCCAATACTGCCAGGCGTAATTAGAGGTCATCACGAAGCCAGCCGTGAGCGGATCGAAGTTGACCAGCTCGATGGCGATGCGGGAATCCGGCCGGATGTCGGCCTCGGTGGGATCGCCGTCGCCGTCGTCGTCGTCTTCATCGTCGAGCGAAGGCAGGTGACCGTTGCCGGCGACGAACGTCACCTTGACCTGCCGGCCAGTGACGCGAGCCGCCGTCCGCAGGATGGTGTCCCGAAGGCGGGTATTCAACCAATCGACGGCGTACTTGTTGCGTACGGCGACGACGAGCTGATCACCATCCTGGCTGATGAGCCGGGAGTCGTGCAGCAGGTTAATGAACGTGGCCTCGGTCATCTGCATGGCCAAGTTTGGGAGGATTTCTTTGCTCCAAATATCTTCGCTTGTGTTCATATTGCCTCGGGTATATAATGGGGGCTGGAAGGCGGGCAGCCTGGGGAGGCAATCGGCCCACCTTCCGGCCCACCGGTCACGTGCGCTCCCGCGTGCGTGACCGTCTTCATTGTCCGTTCAAGTTTAGAACGGGGGTTCTAAGTAGTGAAACTTTCCGAGGCACTACGGGAATTTGACACCGCGCTGGTGGGCAACGTAGCTGATAGCACGCGGTCGTGGTACAGCAGGCGGCTGGGTGCGCTGGTGGAGTTCGTTGGCGACGTCGAGATCGAGGAGCTGACGATCTCCGATCTGCGGCGCTGGCGGGCGTCGTTGATCGAGCGCGACGCCCGCTGGACAGATCATCCCACGCGCCCGGAGGAGGAGGGTGGGCTTTCGCCCTGGACGGTGCGCGGATACATCCGCGCCGTCCGCGCGTTCTGCAACTGGCTGGTGCACGAGGGCTTATTGGTCAGCAGCCCGGCTGCCAGGCTCAGGCTCCCGCCCAAGCCCCCGAACCCCCCGAAGGCGGTACGTCCTCAAGATGTGGTAGCGATGTTGGAAGTGGCGGACGCGCGCGATCGAGCGATCGTGTGCGTGCTGGCCGCTACGGGGTGCAGGGTGGGCGGGTTGTGTGATCTGCGCCTATCCGACCTGGACCTGAATCACCAGCCGGCCAGGGCGATGGTGCGAGAGAAGGGTCGTGGGGGGAAGAAATCCCGACTGGTGTTTTTCGGGCCTCAAACGGTTGATGCTCTGCGGTCCTGGCTTGCGATCAGGCCGGAGATGGGCGGGGACGATCACATATTCCTGGGGCAGCGCGGGCCGCTGACGGAGGGCGGGATCTACCAGGTCCTACGCCGGCTGGCGAAGAAGGCGGGGGTGGAAGGACGATTCAATCCGCATGCCTTTCGCCACGCGTTTGCGCGGGGTGCGTTGGAGAACGGCGCCGACCTGGGTACGGTGAGCCAGCTTCTGGGCCACAGCAGCGTTCAGGTGACTGATGAGTTTTATGGCAGGTGGAGTGCAGATGAGCTGGGGCGGCGAAGTGAGAAGTACGGGTGGTTCGAGAAGTCAGCAGAGGATTTCTAGTCCCTTGCTCAGTTTACGGGAACTGAACAAAGGACTCATAAGCCCTTGGTTGGCAGTTCAAATCTGCCCGTCGCCACTGCCCGTTGTGCCTCTTCAGTTGGTAAGGTTCTGTGCCGAAAGGGTACGGCGGGAAAAACAGGGCCGCTCGTGGTTGAGGCCTGGGCGGCCCTGTAATTCACTACTTGGTCGACTGATCTCGCATCTCTTCGAACTCTGTTACGTCAGACTCGGGTATGACATAGGGGCTATTCTTTCCCAAGCCAACCTTCCGAGCATTTGGGAAGTAGCCTTTCCGAATCCAACTGATCACAGTATTCCGGTGCACATCCAAGCGATCAGCGACTTCTGTCGTCGATAGATTCTCGATTTCCATAGTGCCCCTTTCGTGACCATACAAAGTATACATAGTATACATTAGATTTCCAGCCCTGTCAAGGGGTTTGGTGGTCGGTTTGGTGGTTTCTCGCGGATTTTTAAGGTTGGAGCCCGGACCGAGGGGGTCCGGGCTTTGGTTTTGGGGCGGGTAACCTCGCTTATCGGCGCTACCTATTCCACTCCTCCACAGCCCTGCGCGGAATTAACCACTGGCGACGCTCGCGACCAGGAACCTGGAAAGCGAATAAAGCGCCGGTGGCGATCGCTTCAGCTATCCGCGGCTGGGGCCGATCGACGATCTCGGCAACTTCCATCTGCGTAAGGAGCTCCTGCCCCACATAGAGGAGCATTTGCAGATCTCGCCATTCTTCGGCCTCGAAGAAGAGCGTATCATTCTTCCTCATCAAAGCGATTCCGAAAGATGATCCGCTTGCTGCCCAAGTCACCGATTCGACCCGAGGCGCATCCTCGTCGGCGGCCATCTCCGGCGCGACCCTGGCCACCAGCCCGCGCAGATCTAGCAGATCGGCCCAGGGAAAGAGGAGAATCAACCGGCCGTGCCGCAGCACGGCCAATGGTGGATTGTCTGTCGTGCGATGAAGTGAAATCATTCATATCTCCTTTTCATTGAAAAACTCTTCAGCGGGCACAAACTCCACTCCCGCCGCTTCAGCCGCTGCTCGATCGCTGTCCCGGTCGCCCACAAAAATGGTGTCTGCCAGCGGATAGTCAAGCCGCCGCGCCAGCTCAGTGATCATCCCCGGCCCCGGCTTCCGTCGCTGGCTGACCTTCGCGTATTGCGCCCGTGCCCGCGGCCCCTTAGCCCGAGAATCGTAAGGGCACACACTCACCGCGTCTACCCCACCGACCTTCTCGGCTGCGTCCCAGGCCAGCCGATAGGCCGTGCTCAGGGAGATGAAACCCCATGGGAACTCAGGCCTAGCTGTTCAGATACTCCTTAACTAACCCATTGTCAATGTAGTCGGCATACTCTTCCTCATCGTCCAGGTCGGCCGCGGTCGCTGCGATCACGGCATCCCCGCTCGGCCCCGCCCAAACAACGTCGTCGCTCTTGATCTTGCCCTTGCTGAGTGCCTCGGCGAGTGTTGCGCTCAGGCCCTCTGTGTCAATCGTCCAACTGCTGATGTAGAACATTTCCTTTCTCCTTTTTTGTGATCTTGCTTCCCTCAACCTGATTCTATTATAGCAGAATATACGTATATTGCAAGCATTTGACCCCAAACTGTTTCATATTGGAACATTTTCAGCCCCAAAAACCTCCGTTTTCCCGGTTACTTGGATTGTGAGATTGCACGACAATTCACAACCCCTTGCACCATCCACCAACAAAAAATCCCTGGCCACCTGGCCAGGGACCATTTTCCAGGAAATACTACAACTCCGATAAGCCCTCTTATGCAACCTGGTCGGCCTGGTTGGCTGGTTGGCAGGACACACGCACAGTGAAAAAGGCCCGCTCGGGCGGGTTTTACGGCGAGAGTGTGTGTATAGCCAGCCAACCAACCAGCGATTTTAGGAAATTTGTTACCCTGGCACCGATTGACATACCAGCACATTTGTACTATACTGAGTGTAGGCATTCGGTCTCAAACGGGGACGCCCACGGCGTCCCGGTCTCTATTTAGGGGGGCCATTGGCAACTGTCCAGACGACGGACGACGGAAACCGGGTGACGTGCGACTTACCGGACTGCAAAGTCGCACGAGCGCATCGAGGTCAGGAGAATGGCCGGTGGTTATTCAACCTGGCCTTCGGCGATGGCACGGTTGCGGTGACGACCCGGTGCCAGGAGTGCGGAGGTGTCCATACGGTAGTGTTCCCAGTACCCCCTGAGGGGGTGTCCTCGAAATAGTGGTTGATCGTTCGTAGCTCAGGGGCATCGGGCTCGGACGGAGCCGCCCAGGCCTGCGTTTGCAGGCGGGCGGCCTTTTTTTATCTCCAGAAAGGAGCTAGGGGAAATGAAGAAATTGTTGGTCGCGGGCGTGGTAGGATTGATAGTGCTGGTGCTGGCGGGGTGTGAGGAGCCTACACCTACGGTGTCGCCGATCGCGACGCCGGGGGCGCCGGCCGTGCTGGTGACTGCGAGGCAGGTGCCGCAGGCACAGGAATCGCTCACCGCGGAGGTGGTGGCGGGGATCGTGGCTGCGCTGATCTCGATCCTCCTGGAGGTCATCCCTGGCCTGGCGGCGAAGTGGGAGAAGGTGGACACGACCTACAAGCGGCTGGCCTGGCTGATTGGTTGCCTGGCGGTTCCGATGGCGGTACTGGGGGCCGGCTGTCTGGGGCTCGACCTGGGCGTGATCGCGCCGGCTTGTGATAAGCAAGGTGCGATCGAGGCGGTCAAGATCGGCTTCGCGGCATACTTCGCGGGCCAGGTGACGTACACGGTGGTCGGTCAGGCGGTGCGGAAGGCCCGCAAGACTCTTCAGCGATAATGTCTGGGGATGATGCGCCGCGCAATCACTCGCCGACGATCCGTCTACTCGGTGAGCAGGTATCCACTGCACTGAAGGCGTGCGGCGAGCTGCGCTCCGATTTCCGTGCGCTGGATGGCAACGTCGATCAGATCAAGACGGATCTGGCCGTCCTGCAGGAGAAGAGCCCACCGGTCTGCGAGGGCTGTCAAGCGTTGCAGATCGAGATCGCCAGGCTGAAGGAGCGCATGTCCATCGCCGTTGGCATCTTGGGTGTGTTGCAGGTCATCAGCACGGCTATTGCTACGTATCTGGCCGGGAGGTGAATGTGGCGGATCAAGAATCCGAGCGTGCTGCGCGGGTGGCTTTCCTCACGGCGACTAAGACGATCACGGGTCTTACGTACCAGCTCGAACTGGTGACTGATCTGCTGCGGCGGATCTATCAGCGCCTGGCCGATGCGGCCACCAAGCTAGAGATCGCGGTCGACATTTCCGAGAGGGAGGATGATGGGGAACCTACGGACTGAAACTCAGTGGGCGGTCGAGCAGATCTGTGTCATCGCCGAGCGGCTCGCGCGAGCCATCGAGGGCGAAGCACCGGATCTACTATGGGCCTTCCCCGTGGGGACGGCTGAGTATCCTCCAGATCAGTGGTACGCCGCAGCGGTGCATGACCCGACCGGCGTGGCCAATGGCAACTACCCTCACACCGGGATCGACCTCAACCTGGACAAGCCGAATTGGGGCGACATAGATCGAGGGATGCCGGTCTTCTCCGTTTGCCCGGGTACAATCCGAGGCCTGGGCTATTCGTCCTCCTACCTGGGGAGCGTTATCGTCGAAGGCGAGTACGATGGGCGGCCGATCTTCTTCCGATACTGGCATCTGGCATACGATGCCGTGTATCAGGCGCTGAGCATGGGCCAGATGGTGGCTGCTGGCCAACGAGTCGGTTCCATCGGCAACTATCAACTCGGCCGCGGCGGGGATCATTGCCACTTCGATTGTGCGCTCGATCTGTTCGGCGCGCATTGGTGGTTCACGAACCACCCGGATGTGAGGTGGATCGACCCGGTGCCCATCCTGGAGGAGAAGCTCGATCCGGCGCGCGTTGCCGCAATGCTCCGTAGGGGAGATCAGTGAGCAAGGAAGACGACGAAGATCTAACCACAATACGGCAGTTGCGCGATCGAAGGACGAAGCATCTCCTGGACGGCTGGTCCGACCTGCGGGCAATGGCACGCACTGATGAAGATGTCGCGACATTCGAACGATTGACAAACGAATTTCAAATGCTTATTTTGGCTGACGCGCTCCTCGACAATGAGCCCCCCACTGGTGAGGATGATTAGATGCCTCATTTGCCAGCCCGCCCCTGCGCACACAGAGGATGCCCCAATCTGGTCCGGGGACGTGACCGGCGATTCTGTGACGAACATCAGCGCGAGGAGTGGAAGCGGCAGGATGCGCGGCGTGGCACAGCAGCGGAGCGGGGATACGACGCCAACTGGCGCGAGATCCGCGCCCGGTTCCTGGCAGATCACCCCCGATGTGCCCGGTGTGGTGAGACCGCCACGATCGCACATCACATCGTACGCAAGCGCGACGGCGGCAGCGACGACGAGAGCAATCTGATGCCGCTGTGCAAATCGTGTCATTCTAAGGTGCACGCTCGAAACGGAGAGAGTTGGGCGTGACGAGGAAATTGCAAGGTGGATAAGGGGGTCGCAATCTCTACGATGAATTGGCAGCATGACCGCGCGGGTAACTCAGCGCAAACACCGTCAAAATTGGGGTGGGGGGGGGGGTAGGCGCTTGAAGGGCAGAAAACCCAAGCCAACGGCATTGAAACGGCTCAGCGGCACGGCGCGACCGGATCGCGTGAATGCAGCCGAGCCGCAGTTCAGAGTCCCGGAGCGCACGCCCAGCCCGCCGGCATACCTGGCGCAGGAAGCGGCGGATGTGTGGCGCGATTTGGGCAAGCTACTGCGCGAGGCCGGCCTATTCACAGTGGTGGACCGGTACGCGCTGGCGATGTTTTGCAGCGTCGCGGGCCGGTGGATGGACGCTGAGCGCAAGATGAGGTCCTCCGGAGGACCGGTCCTGATCGCGGAGTCGGGCAACCTGTATCAGAATCCCTGGTACTGCGTGGCCAACAAATCGTGGAGTCAGATGAGGCAGATGCTGAGCGAATTCGGGTTGACGCCGGCGGAGCGATCGCGATTGAAGGCGATCGTTACGGAGGAGGAGCCGAGCCTGGCCGAGATGCTGTTCCAGATGAGCGTGGGGGATGATGGCGACGATTGACTTCACGGCTGACCAGTACGTCGAGGACGTACTGTCCGGGCAGCAGACCGCGTGCAAGTGGGTCCGGCTGGCGTGCCAGCGCCACGCGCGCGACCTGGAGCATGGCCCAAAGCGGGGACTGCACTTCGATGAGCAGACGGCGCGGCAGGCCGTGGCGTTTTTCTCGTTGCTGAAGCACTCGAAGGGGGAATGGGCCGGCCGGCCGATACGGTTGGAGCCGTGGCAGCAATTTCTGATCGCGTCACTGTTCGGATGGAAGCGGGCCGACGGATTGCGACGTTTCCGCACCTCCTACTTGGAGTGCGGACGCAAAAATGGCAAAACGACGATAGCGGCCGGCCTCGGGCTGTATCTGATGCTGGCCGATGGCGAGCCGGGTGCGGAGATCTACTCAGTGGCCACGAAGCGGGACCAGGCGCGCATCAGCCACAGCGAGGCGACCCGCATGGCGAAGGCGTCTGCGCCGGTTCGGCGCGAGGTGACGATCTTCCGGGACAACATCCACATCGTCGACACGGCCTCGAAGTTCGAGCCCCTCGGCGCGGATGCTGACACGCTGGATGGGCTGAACACGCATGGGGCGATGGTCGACGAGGTGCACGCCCACAAGACCCGCGAGGTGTGGGATGCGATCGAGACGTCCACGGGCAGCCGTAGGCAGCCGCTCATGTTCGCGATCACGACGGCTGGGTACGACCGCCAGTCGTTGTGCTTCGAGCAGCACGAGTACACAGAGAAGGTCCTCGAAGGTGTGATTGAGGACGATTCCTGGTTTGGGATGATCTACACGCTCAATGAGGAGGACGATTGGGAAGATGAGGGCGTATGGGTCAAGGCCAACCCGAACCTGGGCGTGTCGAAGAAGGTCGACGATATGCGGCGCAAGGCGGATAGGGCGCGGGAGATGCCCAGCGCGTTGAATGCGTTCCTCCGAAAGGAATTGAGCATCTGGACGCAATCAGATACGAAGTGGGTCAGTTTGACGCATTGGAACGCGTGCGGGCAGGCGGTGGACGCGGACGGATTGCGCGGGCGCACGTGCTATGGCGGCCTGGATCTATCGAGCAACATCGACGTTTCTGCGTTCGTGCTGGTGTTCCCCCCGCAGGCGGACGGAGATGACTATAAAACGCTGGCCAGATTCTGGATCCCGGAGGAAGCAATGATCGAGCGCAGCCGCCGCGACCGCGTGCCGTATGACGTTTGGGTGCGGCAGGGCTTCATTACTGCGACGCCGGGAAACGTGATCGATTACGCGTGGATCCTCCATCAGATCGACCAGGATGCGCAGGCATACGACATCCGCGAAGTGGCATTCGATCGGTGGGGCGCGACGAAGATCCAGACCGAGCTAATGGAGCGCGGGGGCGATGACTGGCTGGTGCAATTCGGGCAGGGGTACGTGAGCATGAACCCGCCGATGCGCGAGCTTGAGCGGCTGATCCTTGAGCACAAGCTCGCGCATGGGAACAACCCTGTTCTCACGTGGATGGCGAACAACCTGGTCGTTCGGACCGATCCGGCTGGCAACATCAAGCCGGACAAAGAAAAGTCAATCGAGAAGATCGACGGCATGGTGGCGCTGGTGATGGCGCTCGACCGGGCGCTGCGGCACGAGCCGCCCAGGCGAAGCGTGTACGAGGATCGAGGATTGGAGGCAGTATGAGGCCGATTACGTTCAAGTACGCCAACCGGACGCTGGGCGCTCCGGAGGGCGAGTATCCAGAAGACGTCGCCGGAATTGATCCGCTGCCAGTGTGGACCAATGGCCGTCAATGTGTTTCGTGCTGGAAGATGTCCTGGCGGGAGCGGCTCGCGGCGCTGGTGTTCGGGCGGGTGTGGCTAGCCGTGCTGAGCGGATCGACGCAGCCGGCCGTTGGTATCACGGCGACGAGGGCGTACCTGAAAGAGGATGGTCCGCCCGCTGGACGCTGCTATTTGCGCGGGCGCACGCTATTGGGGATCTTCAACACAGTGTGCGGATGCCTGTTTGGCAAGGTGTTGGTGAAGGTCATTGACGACGACACCGGCGAGGTGATTCGATGGTATTGGGACACAGCGATCGAGCATCCTCCGGAGACGGCGTGAGGTTGTTCGCCCGCTATCCGGTTCTGCGGCAGATCATCGTGAGCACGCGGACGGACAGATCATTCCGGGGCGTGCTGTGGCGGAAGCGGCGCGGGTACCTGGTGCTCAGAAACGCGGAGATGTTGAAAGGCCGGGGCGAGGTCGTTCCGATGGATGGTGAGGTTGTGATTCCTGCCGAGAACGTGGATTTTATCCAGGTGGTGAGCTGATGGCGGTCGTGCAGAGCGCGACGTCGTTGGTCGACTTGCAGCCTGGCTGGTGGCCGATCACCAGGTACGGCTCGCTGCGGCTGTACGATAGCTACACCTACGACTATGCCACGATGTACCGGCTGCAGCCGAACGTCCGGACGTGCGTCGATTTCCTGGCGCGCAACATCGCGCAGCTCGGCCTGCACGTGTTCCGGCGCGTGTCGGATACGGACCGGGTGCGGTTGACGGATCACCCGCTGGCGAGGGTGCTGGCCAGGCCCCTACCGCCTGACTACAAGATCACCTACTACCGCCTGATCGAGGCGCTGGTGGCCGACCTCGGCGTGTATTTCAACGCCTACTGGCTCAAAATTCGCGTGGATGGCGCGCCGGCGGGTCTCCTGCGGATTCCACCTCCGTATGTGACCATCAAAGGCGGCCTGATCCCCAGCCAGTACAAGATCAGCGTAGGGGGCAAGATCATCCAGGTGCCGTTGGATGGCATCATTCACTTCCGCGGGTACAACCCGGAGAATCCCATCTCCGGCCTGTCGCCATTGGAGACGCTGCGGCGGGTCCTGGCGGAGGAGCACGCAGCCGGGGATTATAGGGAGCACTTCTGGCAGAACGCCGCGCGGATGGGCGGGGTCATCGAGCGGCCCCGCGAGGCGCCGGAGTGGAGCGACACGGCGCGGGCGCGGTTCAAGGCGGAGTTCGAGGCGCTTTACTCAGGGGGGGACAATTCGGGCAAGACGGCGATCCTGGAGGAGGGGATGACTTGGAAGCCGGGGTCGTTCAACCCGCAGGAATCGGAGTATCTGGAGGGGCGGAAGCTCACGCGCGAGGAGTGCGCGCGCGCGTACCACATTCCACCTCCGATGGTCGGCATCCTCGACCACGCGACATTCTCAAACATCAAGGAACAGCACAAGAACCTCTACCAGGACAGCCTGGGGCCGTGGCTGGCGATGATTGAGCAGGATATTGAGCTACAGCTCCTACCGGAGCTGGGGGACACGCAGGGCGTGTACTGCGAGTTCAACATTGCGGAGAAGCTGGCCGGGGCATTCGAGGACCAGGTGACGGCGCTCCAGAGCGCCGTAGGCAGGCCGTGGATGACTGCCAACGAGGCCAGAGCCAGAATGAATCTGCCCTCCCTGGGCGGGGATGCGGAGCGGTTAGTGCTCCCGTTGAACGTTCTGGTCGGTGGCCAGGCGAGCCCACGGGATAGCGCCCCACCAAAAGCGCTAGGGCCCGGTGACCGAAATGTGAATCAGAAGGTCAGTGGGCTCGACACGCACCAGCCGGAGATGCGGGCAGCACACGAACGGAAGTGGGTCGAGGTGCTGACGCGGCACTACCAACGGCAGGAGGCGGCGATCGTGAGCCGCCTGCCGGAGGAGCCGGGCAAGGCCGACATCGGGGGCGTGTGGTGGGACGAGGACCGCTGGGACCGGGAGCTGTCCGAGGATCTCCTCCGGCTGAACACGCTGACAGCGGGTGCGTGGGCCAACGAGGTCGCCGCCCAGTTGGGGGCTGAGATTTCGGAGGAGCGGATGCTGCCGTGGCTGGAGGCGCACAGCCGGGTCCAGGCGGCGTACATTAACGGTCAGACGCAGGACCAACTGACGGAGGCGCTACGGGCCCCAGAGGCGCGGGACGCGGTCAAGGATATGTTTCTCACGGCCATATCGGTTTGGGCGCGCCGGCAGGCGATTTCGGGCATCACGACCGCGGCCAACTTCGGGGCAGTCGAGGCGGCGCAGGCCGGGGGGCTGGCCACGAAGACGTGGCGGGTGAACAGTAGCAATCCACGTAGTGAACATTTGGCGATGGACGGGGAAACGGTGGGGATCCGGGAGCGATTCAGCAACGGGATGCGCTGGCCGGGAGATCCGGCAGGGGGCGCAGAGAATAACGCAAACTGCCAGTGTTCGGTTGAGTTCGGGAGGTAGATAGAAATGGAACGCAAGACGTA